AGAAGTTGATAATATTGATTGATGTCTTCGAAGCTTGATCTCGACTATTACGAGAACATAATACTCTTTAACTCGCTTCTGAGTCAGGAGTATCTTTCTTCGATAATAGAGTATACTGACCCTGAATATTTTAATGATCGCAATATTAAAACGATTTTTAAAGGCATTGTATCTTTCTTTAACGAAAGAGGTTTATGTCCCACAGCTACTGAATTAAAAGCACGTCTGACCACTGACGAAGAAAAGAAAGCGTATAACGAAGTAGCTACCAAGTTTAAAGAACTCGACACAAAGTTTAATAAAGAAGAACTGATTAATAACACCGAGAGGTTCTTACAAGAGAGATGTTTGTATAAAACTATTGTTGAAACTGCTGAGAAGTATGCTCAAGGTAAAACTGATCCTGCAGAGACATTAAAAGAGTTTGAAAAAGCTTATAATATTACTCTTTCAGAAGATATTGGTTCTTGGTATTTTGAAGACATTGACGAACATATTAAAGAACTTACAAAAGTATATAATCCTATTCCCACAGGTTGGAAGTTTTTAGATGAAAGACTTGAAGGTGGTTTATTTCCTAAAACACTAACTTGTCTTGTCGGTCAGGTTAATGTTGGTAAAAGTATCTTTTTAGGTAATCTAGCTACTAATATGGTAATGAAGGGTAAGAACACCTTGCTCATTTCTCTTGAGATGTCTGAGTTCATGTATGCAAAGAGAATTAGTACTCAGCTTACACAAATTCCTCATAACGAATTAAAAGTCTACACTGACGAACTTAAACAGCAGATCGGCCATCTACGTAAACAATTAGACTCAAAGCTCGTTGTTAAAGAGTATGCACCTAAAACTATCACAGTTCGTCATATCGACGGTTATATTGGTAAGTTAAGACATAAAGGCTTTATCCCTGATGTTGTCGTTATTGATTATATCAATCTTCTTAAACCTACTACAAAAAATCTTAACTCATATGCTGAAGTAAAAGAAATAGCAGAACAACTTCGCGCACTTTCGTTTAAATATGGTATACCGTTTGTAACGGCATCTCAATTAAACCGTGGAGCATTCAATACAGCATCGCCAGGTATGGAAGGCATTTCTGAAAGTATTGGCCTTGCTGCCACTTGTGACGTTATTTGCTCTCTTTGGCAGGAAGAAGAAGATAAAGAACTTGGACTCATTCACCTTGGTATGCAGAAAAACCGGTTCGGTGTTAATTACGGTCACTGTACCTTCAAAGTCAAATACGAGACACTAACTCTTACAGAAGTTAACCCTGATCACTTTGCCCAGGAAAATACTCAACAAGCTGTTCAAGAAGCTGAAAATACATTAGCAAAATTAACAGAACAAAAAAGTGATTCGGAACCTTGATTAATAGAACAGTATGTAGTAAATACTCTACATACAAATGTTTAACGAAAAAGTCCTAAATGACTTTAATGCCAGAACCAACCCTTTAAGCCAAGTTTGTACAAAAGAGTATATACTTGGAGTATTTAAATTTGGTTCTTTTCTTTCCATTATTCACAATAAAAGATTAAATCCGTCAGCTATGTTTGTTTGTATTTTAGAAAATAAAGAAATAAGAGATTTATTTGTAGAAATAACTCATTCAGATAATGTACATGAAGCGTTACTTGGCCTGTTGCAATTGTATCCCCCGCTATTAAAATCGAAAAACACCAAACGGTTGTTTAAGAAATCAATAGCAAAGTGATTACCGATCTCGAACGTCGAATTTATAATAAGCACCTAGCTGTATCTCGATCTCTTCGAGGTAAAGCGTTTAGGTTAAAACAAGATTTTAATGACTTTCAAAATGACCCAAAATATATTCATATAAAACGTTTATCCATTTTCTTTTCAAAATACCCTGATGTTAATATGGATACCTATTTTATAGCACCATATAAACTTTACCCTGATGTACAATATTTCGATCTTTCCTATTTTGCTTCACCAAGAGCAATTAAAACATATACAATTTACAAACAGCAATTATTTCAAGAATCTCCTGATTCCCAAATACAAGATATAAAAGAATCTTTACGCTTTTTAGTCCATTACTGCTTACAGAATAGTATTCAGCTTCACGATTATATCTTCCATAAGGAAAAATCTATTGAACCAATCTGGACATATCATATTAAACATAACAAAATTAATCCTTACGTTTTAATGGAATTTCCAAATATATTTCATACAATACAAGAAATGCCTAAAGACGAAAGAGAGTTCCTTTTAGGACGTTTTGGAACAAATTTTCTAGATTATCGGACAAAATATATGAATTCAAAAGAGCTTAGACCTTTTCTGGAAAAAGCTTTTATCCGATTAAAACTTTTTGTAGATAAAAACTTGAACTCTGCAAAATATCAACCATAATAATAACACTATGACATTCACGAAAAATATGTTTAACGAAATTAAGGCCTCTTTGACTGATAAGAAGGATTCTTCTTATAAAGAGATCATGAAATTTGAACCCGGTAAGACCTATATTGTACGTCTTGTACCTAACGTCACCGACCCAAAGTCAACAATGTTCCATTACTATCATCACTCCTGGAATAGTCTTTGCACCGGTCAGTTTGTTACCACTCTTTGCCCTTCGACTTATGGTGAGCAATGTCCTATCGATCAATATGTCCTCAAGACTTATAATACAGGCTCTGCTGAAGATAAAGAAAAAATTAAACCTATCACTCGTAAAGAAAATTGGTTTGTTAATGCTTATATTATCTCTGATCCTACCAACCCTGAAAACGAAGGTAAAGTTAAAGCCATTCGTTATGGTAAAGAATTAGCTAAGATTATTAACTCTGCTATTGATGGCGATGATGCCGATGAGTTTGGTGTTAAGATCTTTGACGTTGCTGAAGGCTGTTCCCTTAAGATTAAGTGCGAATCTCGTACAGGTATGGGAGGCAGTAGAGCGTTTGTTACCTATTCGGCTTCTAAGTTTATGTCACCTTCGAAGCTTGATGGGGTAGATGCTAAGAAGATTGATGCTATTTACGAATCAACCCATGAGCTTGATAAGTTCAATAAACCTAAAACATATGCTGAGCTTCAGCGTATGCTTGATCAGCACTTCTTCTGCATTCAAGATGTTACTAATATTGATGAAGATGATGATGATGTTCCGGTTTCAAAACCTACTGCTTCTAAGAAAGACGAACAACTTAATAATATCTTTGCTGGTATTAAAGAAAGTACTTCTACTACAGAGACTGCTGTATCAAAGGTCGAAGTATCTGAAGAAAAGCCAGCTGTTGACGACACAGATGCTAAACTCAAAGAGCTTCTTGCAAGTCTTTAATTTATGTTAAGAAGTAAAAAGAAACTCCAATACGCTAATCATAATGTAATTCACTCTCAAGAAGAGATTGAAGAACTCATTAATAATGGTGCTAAAGCATACGAGGCCTATCTTGATGCTCTAGGCTTTGACTGGCGTAACGATCCAAATAGTGCTGATACACCTCGTCGTGTTGCTAAAGCGTTTGTAACCGATTTGGCTATGGGCTGTTATTCAGCTCCTCCTAAAGTTACTGCTTTTGATAACGTTGACGAGTATGATGGAATGGTATGTCAGAATAACATCAAAGTTGTTTCGATGTGCTCTCACCATCACGCACCTTTTATGGGGGTTGCTCATGTTGCCTATATTCCTTCTAGAACCGGTAAAGTTATTGGTCTTTCGAAACTTAATCGTATTGTTGATTGGTTTTCTCGTCGCCCTCAAGTCCAAGAAAACCTTACTATGCAAATTCATCAATATATTGATCAGGTCTGTGAAAAGAATAAAGGTGTTGCTGTTCTTATTGAAGCTAACCATACTTGTTGTTCAAATCGTGGTATTAAACATGATAGCACAATGCGTACTGCTAGAATGTCTGGTTCTTTCTTAGATGAAAAAGATAATTCAAGGGCTGAGTTTTACAAGTTTGTGGAATTTGCTCAAAACAATAAAGGAGCAGTTTCGTAAAATGATTACAGACGAACAACTTGCAACAGCTTTAGTAGCTAAAATGGCTGGTATGGAACTTAAAAAAGTTGATGATAATACAATATCTCAATCTTCTACTGGTCCTGCTACAAGAATTGACCCTAAGCAGTTTCTTCCTGGTGTAAAACAAATGCAAGAGAATCAACATGCTGCTATGATTGCTCGTCTTAATAGAGAGGCTGAAATGATGCACCCTTTACCGCAACAAACCACCCCACAGCCTGGATTACAAACTCAGACCGCAATACCTTCAGTATCCCAACCTTTACCTCAAACATTTACAGGTCAAGACCCGAATCAACTCACCTTTGATTTTCTTGATGAAGCTACAACAAAAAAATCATTAAAACAGTTGGATTTAATCGTAGATTATCTATACTCTATTAATAATAAATTAGATAAGATTTTAAGCCGTGACAAACATTCTGTCTCTAAGTAAAGACTCCTTTGTACAAAAGTTTCTTTTACCGATCAGTAAATTAGCTGATAATGTTTCTATTTCTATAAACGAAGATGAAATATTTACAACTTGTGCCTCACAAGACGGCTCTATTGTTTTATTAGCAAGTTACAAAACTGATACATCTATAAAAGGCATACCACGTATAAATTTACCTGATGTTAAAAAGTTTGTTCGTCTTCTCGATTGTGTAGAGCAAGAAAATATTGCTCTAACTATAGAAAATAATCACTTAAAGTACGTTACCCCTTCTTTTAAGTTTAATTACTTTTTATTAGAAGACAGCTACATGCAGAGATGCCCTGTTAACCCTGAAAAGATTAAAAAGCTAAAATATGATACAGCATTTATTTTACCTATAACAAAATTCAATGAAGTACTAAAAGGTAGTTCAATTGCTACTGATTCTGATAAGTTATATTTTTATACTAAAGATGAAAGAGTGTACTGCGAACTTAATGATTTAGAAAGACAAAATATTAATAATATAACTTACCTTGTTGCTGATAAATTTGTGGGCGAAAATATTAAAAATACTTTACCTCTTAATCTAGAAAATATTCGTTTGTTAGCAGGTATGAAGTGTAATAACTTTACAGTTAAAATTAATAATGAATTAAAAGTAACTCTCTTTCAAGTTGAAGAGAAAGATATTGATATAAAATTTATTATATCTGCGCTTGTAAAATAACCTTTTGAAGTATAAGTTTTAATATGTCAAACAAATTGTCCACTCTAGGGTATACATTAAAGCGTTTAAGAGACTCAGGATATTATGCCCACAAATTATTTACTGAATATAATGATGCTGACCCCAGGGCTTGGACTATTATAATTGACCCGGGTGTTGCTTCTGTTTTTTGTACATGTTTTGTTAATGATCCTTTTTATGGTGATTCTTACTTTGAACTTTCTGACGGTGATCAAAGAATACCAGGTCGCTTAAAACTTTCCACTGCGTCTTTTGAAGTATTAGTTGAGCATCTCGTTAAGTTTAATATTAATAATAAGGCTCCTGGGTACAATAAAAAATTTAATAAATAATAGTAGTATGGCCAGGGAAGATAAAAATAAAAAAAAGCCTACTAAAAGAGTTTATCGTAAAAAGAAAACCGAATCTTTTGGATTGAGTGCGCTTACACCTTTAGATGCCTCTGATGGAATTTTGCCAGAAAAACAACTTGCTCAAGTTGAAGAAGTTATTAAAAATGCATTTCTTCGTTTTCAAGACGCCGCTGTTCTTAAGCAATATAAAGTAAAAGATCTCGAACATCTTGATGGCCTGGTTTCTGAGTTTTTAAAGGCGTTTATGATTTTAGGTTATGATCTAAACGGTGAAAAAGCATTCATAATGCATGCTACCAATCCTAATGACCGAGATGCATTAGTTGAACATCTTCGTACCACACTCCTAGGAATTATTAATGCTCAAGGTTAAATACCTTTGTGGCTAAAGATAAAGAAGAAACAGTTTCTGATAAAGATCTTATAATAGAGAACCCTATAGATGATTCTCAATTCTATAGAGGAGATAAAAATGTACCGGTTGCAGATGCACTCTTTGAGTTTACCCCTGCAATGGTTAAAGAGATTAAAAAGTGTAAAGAGAATATTGTACACTTTGCCGAGAGTCATTTTTATATTGTTACTCTTGACGACGGTAAGAAAAAAATTGAACTCTATAAAGCTCAAAAACGGGCATTAAAAAGTCTGTCCGAAAATAGATTCGTTTGTATATTAGCTTCACGTCAATGCGGTAAAACTACTTTGTCCACCATTTATGCGCTCTGGAACACATGTTTCTTTGACGATCAAAGAGTCATAATAGTTGCTAATAAAGAGTCTACTGCTATTAATATTTTCAAACGCATTAGAATGGCATATGAAATGTTACCAAATTATCTTAAACCTGGCGTTAAAGAGTACGGTAAAACAGGGGTAACATTTGCCAACGGATCTAGTATTGGTATTAGTACTACAACATCAACTGCAGCTCGCGGTGATACAGCATCTATTCTAATGATTGATGAGGCGGCATTTATTGAAGAATATTTTATGGAAGAGTTTTGGAAATCTGTTATACCAATTGTATCGTCTGGTAAAAAGACAAAAATTTTTATGGTAAGTACCCCTAACGGTACAGGAAATAAATTCTATGAAATTTACTCTGGCGCTGAAAAAGGTACAAACGGTTGGAAGTCTGAAAGAATTGACTGGTGGGATGTTCCTGGAAGAGGAGAAAAGTGGCGTAAGCAGATGGTTTCAGCCCTTGGTTCTGACGAAGCCTTCCAACAAGAGTTTGGTAATACATTTCTTGATCCAGGTAACTCTGCTGTCGGTGCTTCTGTTATTGAAAGATTTAAAGAACAAAAAAAACCCGCTATATATACTGGTGAAGAAGGAGCATATAAAGTATTTGAATTACCTGATACCTCTAAACTTTATGCAATAGGAGTCGATGTTGGGGAAGGTATTGGTAGAGCTTCCTCTGTTGCCCAAGTTTTAGATATTACAGACCTTACAAATATAAAACAAGTGGCTGTATACGGTACAAACGTTGTTGAACCTTACCACTATGCAAATAAATTGATTAATCTTTGCTCTCAATGGGGTAACCCGCCCTTGCTCGTAGAAAGAAATAACTGCGGGGGTCAAGTAATTGATGCTTTATTTCATAAGCACATGTACGAAAAAATTGTATCTTGTTCAAGATTAGCAAATACTGGTTCTTTTTCTAATACCAGACATCTCGGAATTCTATCCCATAACAACTTACGTTTTGCTGGAGTTGCTAATATGCGTTATTGGGTTAACTTTTTACAAGTTGTTTACGTTAACGATGTAGACACTATTAAAGAGTTTGAAACATTTATTCGTTATCCGAATGGTACGTATAGAAAAAAGAATGACTTATTTTACGACGATAGAATTATGTCCCTTGTTTGGGCTTTGTTTATTTTAGAACCTGAGCTTTGTCAACAATATTTCAATATAGACGAAAATGATGATCAAAATAAACCTCTTAAAATATCCAATAACGGTTATTATGAAATAGATAAAAGTTTATACAAAATAAAAGACTTAAATAATAGTAACAATATAACAACTTTAGGCATTGAAGAAACTCCAAAATATCAACCACTAGTCTCACAACAAGAATTAGACAAACTGTTTGATACAAATGATATACATGATTTAATGTCTCAAGGTTGGAAGCCAATGTAATATGCCAGATAACGACCTTTGCGAGACACCACAGCCAACTCAGCAATCTGTTCTTAATAGATCAGGTAAAGATAAATTTGTATTGGTACTAAACTTACCAAAGATTTTATACAAACAATCTATTAAAGATGAATTAATAGATTTAGACCCTTTGCAAATTAGTGTGTATGGTGCTGTAGTGCCACCTATACAAGTACCAGCTAATGAAGTTAGATTCGGTGGACAGTCTTATAATGTTTCGTCTTATACCCGCCCTAATTATCCACCTTTGACAGTTAACTTTGTAATAGATAATAAATTTCGCAATTACTGGATACTCTGGAAGTGGTTATCAGTTTTAAATGATCCAAAAACTAGTTTATATACCGGCACTGATCCAAAATACGAGAAACAAGACGATATACGAGAAGACGGTATGTTAACAGAATATCAAGCTAACTTTTCTGTTCTTGGTATGAACGAGTATAATCAAAAAACTATAGAGTTTATATATTATAGCGGGTTTATAACAAATCTTGGAGGTATTAATTACAATTATAGAGATACTGAAATACTAGAATCAACTGTTGAATTTCAATATAGTCAACTTGATGTTGTACTTTCGAAATAAAAAATTACCATAAAAAGCATAAATAATAATATAAAATTATGGCACGTTCAATTAATTCACCAGGCGTAGAGATTATAGAAAAAGACTTTTCGCAGTATCAAAATATTATAGGTGGCACAACCGTATTTTTACCAGGATTTGCCCCTCAAGGCCCAACAGATGAAGTATTACAGGTAACATCAATTTCTGAATTTGAAGCCATATATGGACAACCACAGTCAGCCGCTGAAAGATATTTTTATTATGCTGCAAAAGAGCTTTTAACATCTCCAGCAAATTTATTAACAACTAGATTACCTTATGGATCAGGTTACGGAGAAGGATTTGCAAATAGTTATAGTGCGCTATTATTCCCAGTTGCATCAGCTGCATCTGGTGGAGCCACAACATTTCAATTAGGTGCTCCTAAGTTTATAAATTTAACTGATGAAGAGTATCAAAATATTTTAGAAAATAACGTTACTTGGGCACCTTTAACCAGCACAAATGCCGCTTTATCAGGTTCATTAGATCGTGAAGCTGGTTTTTCAAATTACAATTTTACAAATACAGGCTTTATTCTTTGCAATAATAGTAAAACTGCTCAAAATGAATTATTTGAAGGTTATTATTTAGCAATTACAGATAATAAAGAATTTGATAGAAGTTCAGATTTTACTTCTGTAAGTAGATTTTTTGCTTTAACTGGTAATCAAACCACATCAGTCTTTAAAGACGTACCTTCAAGTAAATATGAATTTGCTCTATCTGCCTCTGTAAACGCTGGTGGCGGATCTGTATCTCAAATCATCGAAAGTACATATGACTGGACAGTAAGTCAGCCATTATATAACGATGTAATTTCAATTAATCTCTTTAAAGTACGCAGATCTGTTTACGACCCACAAGTATTAACAATTTCCCCTGTTGAAAATCACTTAGGGTCAATGAACAGTCAGCGTAAGCGTGAAGCTTCAGTTGCAGGTTCACCATTAAGAACGTTCTTTATTGAAGATGTTGTTAATAACGTATCACCAAATATACGTTGTATTGTAAATCCGGCATTTGCAACAAACAGTGTATGGACAGCTTTATCAGCCCCATCAGTTAGAATTCATAACGATGTTCGCGCCTTATACCCAAATAGTAACTGGCTACCTTCTTACGAACAAAAAGATCAAAAATCGATTGGTCGTTTAATTGACAAAATCGAAAGAGCTTTAGTACTTGTAGAAACACCAGAAACTGTACCACTTGATATAATAGTTGACGCTGGTTTATCAACAATATATACAGTAGCTAGCGGCACTGAAGGTTATGATGAAACAGTTTCTATACCAGTTTCATCGTACAATGAAATGGATGATGATAGAGTGCTTCGTTACAGAACAGCATTCAATAAGTTTGCTTCATTTGTTAGTGAGACTCGTAAAGATTGTATGTTTATTGCAGACCCCTTAAGACAAATATTCTTACAGGGCGACAATACAAAAGTTCTTACAAGACGTTCAACAACCTTCACACAAAATATATTCAACCCACTTAAAGCATTATACGAAACAGCTAACAATAACTATACTGCAACTTACGGTAACTGGGTAAAGGTTTATGATTCGTTTACCGATAGAAACGTATGGGTACCTTTTTCAGGGTTTGCAGCTGCTACTTACGCTCGTACTGATAGAAATGCTCAGCCATGGTTTGCTCCAGCAGGCTTAAATCGCGGTATTGTAGGTAATATTTTAGATTTAGCAATAAATCCAAATCAAAAACAAAGAGATCAATTATACACAATTGGTGTTAACCCGGTAGTATTTTTCTCTGGAGATGGGTTCGTAATATACGGTCAAAAAACATTACAAAACAGACCAACAGCCTTTGATAGAATTAATGTAAGACGTTTATTCTTATCTCTAGAGCGTGCAACACAACGTGCATTAAGATACTTTGTATTTGAACCAAATACAGAATTTACACGCACTAGACTTAAAAACACTATTTCACCAATATTTGAATTGGCTAGAAATACCGAAGGCGTATACGATTATCTAATTGTGTGCGACGAAAGAAACAATACACCAGACTCTATTGATCGTAACGAGTTAATAGTTGACATTTATATCAAACCGGTGAAAGCCGCTGAGTTTATATTAGTTAACTTTATTGCAACTCGCACAGGTCAAAACTTCCAAGAACTAATCTAATAAATAATAATATATGCCACAAAACATTGCAGACTTCTATAGAACAGTACAGCAAAGAGATTTTGCACGTCAATTTCAATTCAGAGTTGTACAGTTAGCAAATACAAACTTCGGTGAGAGTGAGCTAGTATATCTAGAATCAGCAAACTTACCTGGTAGAACAATCGTTAATCAACAAGTACCTTTTATGGGTCTTGATTTTAATGTACCTGGCACAGCTAAATATCCGGGTTCTGATAGCTGGAATGTTAATTTCCGCTGCGATCAAGGATATAATATTAGAGCAGTTCTAGAAAATGCAACGTTTAATACCTTTGATGATGGAACATCTACAGGGGATTATAATATTGCAAGAAACTCATCAGTAATATCATTAAACTTACTTAACAAAACAGGCGGTACTGCTCGTCAGTATACCCTTTACGGAGCATATGTTGTTTCAGTTGGGGAAATACAGTATAATTTAGGAGACGCCGGATCTATTGTTATTGTACCAGCTACTCTTGCCTATCAATACTGGAGAGTAACTGCTGCTTAATAATACTGAAAAATAGCAATAAGTAATATTGCTATATGTCCAAACCCGAACTAGGCAGTCAGGTACCTTTTTTCTTAAATTCGTTTTTAAGTAAACCTGCAAGTACCCTCCCAAAAGGAGCTCAATGGGTTCTATCTTTTGATGGTGTATATACCCCCTCTCTCAACGGTGTTGCAGGCTCTAGACCAAACCCCGCCAACTCCGTAGTACCTGTAACTGCAATTCTTTTCGGTATTCGTTTTGAACCTCAAATTTGGGATATTGAGGGTGGATTGAATACGTTATTAGCTAGAGATTACCAACATACAAAAGGATGTCTATTTGCTCAAGCAGTTCAAATACCCGGTGAATCAACAATAGCTAACCCTGAAGGTATTCAAACAAACGGTTATATTCGAACCTATTCAGGGGGTGGTCGAAATGCTTTTCCCGCTTTGCAGGTTTCTTTTTTAGAAACTAACGTCAGCTTTGTAGACAACGTACTTCGACCATGGACTGTAGCTACTGCTCATTTAGGTTTATTAGCAAGAGATGGTGATGCTAATTATAGAGGCATTATAACTGTTTACAAATTAGGGGTAATAGCTGCTGGTAGTCCTCCGTATGTTGCTTGTAAATACACTTTTTTTGGTGTATGCCCTATAGAGGTTTCTGGAGATGAATATAGTTATTCCGCTAATAATTTCCCTTCAACCCGTACAGCAAGCTTTATATATCATTATTATACTATAGAAACCGGTACCCAGTTAAATCCTGCAATTAAAAACAATACTGCTAATTACAGTGTACCTTTAGCTACACCCGTTAGAAACTACAACGTAGAGGTTCGGATACCAGTACAATAACTATACTTGTTTTTTTGCAACTAAAATATTAAATGTTATAATGGATTGTAGCTTTGTTAGTAATTTTTCTTTATCAGAAAAAAATATTTTTTATAGTGAATTAAAAGTAAAACACTTAAAAAATATATATAAAAGTTTAGTCGGTGATGACTTAAATTTCGAAACCATCATTACCAATATTAA